CACAGATGCCAGAGCAAGCACCCCAGATGCCTCCGCAAATGCAACCAATGCCACAGGAAATGCCACAAGATATGGGAGTGGCTCAGTTACCTATCCCAGAACGTCAGTATGCTGGCGGTGGCATTATTGCGTTTGCTGATGGCGGTATGTCTGATGAAGATCAAGATTATGAAGATGCTTTAGAAGAAGCTGACTATGACGCAATGATTGAGCGAGCTATGAATGCGGGAGAAGATGACTACACTCCATCTTTTGAGACTCGGCAAGCTAAAGGTTCCCCACAAAGCTTTGCAAACTCAGAAAGAAGTGTAGGAATTGCTTCTGTTCGTCCAAAACAAGACGGAGATATAAGATCACGTCTTCTTTCCACCATTTTGCAAAAAGAAAGTGGCGGTAATCGTTATGATAAACAGGGCAACTTATTAACCTCGCCTAAAGGTGCTGAAGGCGAAATGCAAGTTATGCGTTATACCGCAAGAGATCCTGGTTTTGGTGTTAGACCAGCTCAAAACAATAGTCCAGATGAATTAAAACGTGTTGGTGACGACTACGCAATGGCGATGTACAACCGTTACAGAGACCCTAAGTTAGCAATGATTGCTTACAACATGGGACCTGGTGCCACAGATAAATGGTTAGCCTCTGGTGCTGACCCACGCAGACTTCCAAAAGAAACTCAAGGCTACATTAGCGGAGTTAACTTAGCTCAAGGCGGGGAAGTACGTCATTTTGCCAATGAAGGTTATGTAGATCCTATGGGTGTTTATGGCGGTGACAATTACGATATGGATAGATTGCGTATTGAAGAAATTCAAGCAGCTAAAAAACGCAAACAAGAAGAAGATCGGTATGAATTCTTAAAACAAAGTGCCCCAGAACTTGCGGCAAAAAGAACCAATCCAACTAAAGTAACTCCGCCAGTATTGCAAAATGTTCCTATGCGTGGCAACGCTCCTAGCCGAGATTTTGACTATATTGAAGAAGAAAACATAAGCAAAAATGCGCCAACACAAGCTCAAGAAGCGCCAAAATCTCGCCTTGATGAGTACATGGAAAGAATGCTTGCTCGTGAAAAAGCAATAGAAGCACAAAGAGGCGATGATAAAAACATGGCTTTATTGACTGCTGGCTTAGGAATGCTTGGCGGTACATCTCCGTATGCTATGGCTAATATTGGTCAAGGCGCTTTAGCTGGTGTTCAACAGTTAAACGAATCCAAAAAACAACGTGCCGCTGAACAATCTGCTCTTGATAAGAGTATGTTGTACGCTACCCGTTACCAAGGCGCAGAAGAGCTTAACAAGCAAAATGCAGCTTATAATCGTGCTATGAAAGAAAAGCAATATCTGTTAGATGTTGCAAAACATGGCACTGAACAAGAGAAAATTGCGGTTAACCAATATAATACTTATATTCAAGGTAAATTAAATTCTCTAATTACTAAAAACCCATTGCTGGCTACCGATGAGGTTGCAAAACAACAAGCAATTGCTAACATTGAAAATGAAAAAATAGCTATAGCATTACGCAATAAAGCATTTCCTGGTTTACAAATGGATTCGCCAAGTAATGTTACGTTTACACCAAAACAAGAGTCTTTATTAAGCAAGTATTTACCTAAGTAAAAATATGGCAGAAATAAATGATCTTTTTCTAGCTTTAGAAAGAGCGGATGCCGCTGGTAACAAGGAAGACGCTCGTGAATTAGCCAAGATGATCTCTATGGTTTCTGGCGGAGTTTCTGCTTCAACAGAACCAGCAGTTAAACAAAACACCAGCAACTTGGGCGACATTGCCACTGCGTTTAAACAAACAGCAGTTGGTTCTGGGAAAGCAATTACTGATATAGCTGGGGCAGATAACGCTGTTTCCCAGTATCTTGGCGGTGTTCAAGAAAGACTGGGAAAACAATATAGACCCCAACGTATTGAAGAAATTCAAAAACGGCAACAGATCATCGATGAAGCCGTTAAATCAGGCAGCACCCTTGAAGAAATTAAAGCTTATTTAGGTGGTGTTGCCGAAGCTCCAATTCAATCTGTTGCCCAAGGGCTGGGTTCTACTGCGCCTTATCTAGTTGCTGCAGCCACTCAACTAACCCCAGTTGGTCGTGCGCTTGGTCTTGGTACTAGAGGCGCTATGACTGCATTAGGTGCGATACAGGGCGCTGGCGCAATTAAAGGGTCTATATACGATACCGTCAAAGCAGAGCTAAAAGCCAAGGGCGAAAGCGAAGAGGTGGCGGCAGCAAGGGCTGCTGAAGCCCAAGCATACTCAGCTGAAAATGCATCTCAACTTGGTTTAGGAGCGGCTTTAGGTGCTGCTGCTGGCAGATTTGGTATTGAAAGTATGATCACGCCTGGTGCTGCAGCTCGTTTAAACGCTAAACTAATACCTAGAGTTGCGGGTGCTGTTGCGGCAGAAGCCCCATTAGAAGCCTTACAGGGCGGTCAAGAACAATACGCTACAAACCAAGCTTTAATTCGTGAAGGCTTTGATATTGACCCTATGCAAGGGGTTTATGGATCTGCCGCTAGAGATGCCGCTATAGGCGCATTAACTGCCGCCCCTATCGGAGCTATCAGCCGAGGTGAAAAAGCGCCTCCTAAGCCCGTTTTAGAGCCTACAAAGGCACAAGAAGCAGAGGAATTAGCCAAGCAATCCGACCCTAACATCTATAACCCAGCAGTCAGGGAAAGTGCCCCTCAAATTGCGGCAATGCTACTGCCCGAAATGAAGCGTTTTGGCTTGGAAAACGTAGGTCTGAAGGTCATGGATTCTATCGAAAACGGTAGAGCCGATGGTATGTGGGCTAATCAGCTAATCCACGTAGCCCTAGACAAGCCTAACCCTATGGGGTCTATGCGCCATGAGTCTATCCATGCGTTAAGAGAATTAGGTGGATTTCAAGACAATGAATGGTCAGCTTTAACCAATAAAGCTAAAAGCGAGTGGCTAGACACTTTTATTAAAAAAACTGGCAAGTACGAAGATTACAAGCAGATCTACCAAAAAGATAACAAGACATTAGCTGGCTTTGACAGCTATATTCAAGAAGAAGCTATTGCCGAAGCATTTAGGTACTTTGACAAGAATGGCGCTCCAGAGGGCATGATTGGTGCTATTTACGAGAAGCTTAAATTAATGTTTGAAGCTATGCGTAATGGCTTTACTGGTGCTGGATTCCAATCCGCAGACAGTATCTTTAGAAGCATTGAGTCAGGCACAAGAGAGCAAGTAGCCCCAGCGGGTGAAGTTCTAAATCCTGCCCGATTCTCCCAGCCTGATACCCGCAGATTGGACATGAATTTCAAAGATGTTACTAAGCGTGTACCAGAATTGACTGAGGCAGCTAAAAAAGTAGAAGCTGGCGAAATGACTGCCGCTCAATACGATAAGCTGGTAAATCGTTACAAACCAGTTACCCCATATGATTTTGTTCCGCAGCCAGCTACAACAGAAGAAGCGGTAAATGCTTTAGATAAAAACAAAAAACTTAACTATGGCAAAGGTAAGGAAATCCCAGCTGGCGAGCAAACAGATCTACGTTTAGATATTCCAGCCTATAGGGATCACGGTGTTTGGATAAACTCTATTCACCGCAATAAACAACCTACAGTATACGATTCGGTATCTTCTGTAAAAAATGCACAGATGATATTGCCAGAGGATAAAAGTTTAAAAGTTGCTACTAATGAAGCAACCAAATCTCCGTTTGGAGTAATTCGGGGAACATGGAACCCGCTTAATGAAAAACAAGCTATTGCACAAGCAAAGAAAGCTTTAAACGATCCAGCGTGGACGCAAGTAGGTATGGATCCAGAGCGTCATAGCTATTTCTATGACCGCAAGACAACCCAACCAATTCTGTCTGCTGATGAAGTCATTCAGATTGGTCCGCTCGTGCTGGCTAAAAACGCAAAGTTTGGCTCAAAGAAAGACTTTAAGTACTCAGTAGACACAAATAAAAAACCAGAAAAAGAAGTAAAAGCTAGAACAATGCAGGACTTGAACGAAGCAATTCCCGCAAAAGATCGAGTTGTTTCTAAAGATCCTACTAAGCTAATTGACGGCAACTCATTCTTAGAAGCTGATTTAAATGAAACTGGCGCTGGCTTCTTGCCATTTGAAGAAATGGGAGAGACTGAAACAAATAGAGCTATTTTGGAAATGTGGAATCAATCCATTGAAGAGTCTGGTGGAGATTTTGTAAGGGATATTGTTAAAGATTTAAACGCAACGCCTCCAACAGCAGAATTTTTAAATGATGCGTTTTCATTGCCAAATTCAGCACGGTATTGGTATGAGTTATCAGCACAAAAAGTTAACAGTCTACCGCTGCCCAGTCAATTTAAAGATTTATTAATAAACCTTATTTCTGCAACTAGCGGTCAAACTAAGCCGCTAGATAACATGAAACGTGCAATTAGCATTTTGTCAGAGGTTATTCAAAACAAACCAGTAGAAACAGATTTAATTAGTCCTAAAACTGTAGAAAATGCTATTCGCAATCCCGACCTAGAAACACTTAAGTTTGGTAACTTTGCTGGAACTATGAAGTATGTTGCTGGCATGACAAACAAAGCACCAACCACTACTAATGATTTGCAAGTAGCTGACATCTTTAACATGGACGCAAATGCTTTTGGTACAAATCCAGTTTTATATGAAGTTGTTTCTCGTTTTTACAATAAAGTTAGAGATTTACAAAATAGCTTTATCCCAGAGGAAATGCAACCTTATGAGTCTTGGCAGATTCAAGCTTTAACGTGGGTTGAAAACCGTGGCGATCAAACAAGTTATCAAGAAAAAACAAATGATGACTATGCTCAAGCTATTGACAGAATTACTAAACAGTTAGCCGATGCTGATATACCTTTAGTTAATGAAAAAATTGGTTTATCAACATTAAAAAATCCAAACTTAACTAGAGTTCTTAGACCAACCGTTGCGTTATTCCAAGAGTCGTATAAAGCTACCATTGAATCCAATACCCTTCTTAATAAAGAAGGTAAGGAAGCTAATGATGAATACGAGTTAATTAAAGACTTAGATTCACCTTGGGCAAAAAAACTTGTAACCAAGTTTGAACGCATTCAAAGAGAAGCGTTTGAAAAAATTGCTTCTGACAAAATTGTTAATCAACTGATTAAGGCAATTGTTGGTCGTGCAGCTAACGTAAGCCGCATTGATTCTTCTTCAAATGGTACATATGAGGGTAAAGTTAGCCCCAATATGCGGATTCCAATGTTTTATAAAGGTTCACAAAACATTGCTTTTAAGTTGGACAAATCAGAAATAAACGTTTTATTGGCAATTCTTGGAAAAGAATTAGATCAAGCTGCAATGGCGGCATCACTGTTTACTCCTGTTGATGGCAATGGAGATACCTTCCGTATATTGATACCTAATAAAACAGTTTCAGAAGACGAAATTTCTGCATTTGACAAAGCGGTTGGTTATCCTATTAATTTCTACCAAGCACCTAATGGCGGTGTTTTAGAGATTAATGTTGGTGGATATGAAACAAAACCAACCATAGATCAAGTACAAAATGCTATTATGAACGTGTTTGGTAATGTAAAAGCCAAATACATTGAATCGGGTTACGATTCTACATATATTACAAAAGATAAAGTTGATTACGCACAATCATATGAGGAGATTATCAATGAGTTTAGAGAAAGTAAGCTTGGAGGAAGCGATAAAGCTAGGCTTCGGACAGCCTTCGATAGTATTGTCGAGCAGGAAACCAGCAGACTCAAGAGCATTGCCGAAAGAAGAAACAAAAGATTTGAAGAGTTTACTGAGGAATCCAGAAAACGAAGAGCAAAAGAAGAAAAGCAACAAGTAAAAGGTAAGCTTTCTCTTGTTGCACCAGACACTAAAGAGTTTAAACAATGGTTTGGCAACAGCAAAGTCGTCAACTCTGATGGCAGCCCTAAAGTTTATTATCACGGCACTGCACAAGACATTACAGAGTTCAAGCCTAAGCAAGCTGGCGCTATATTCTTAACAGACAATCCAAAGTTTGCTGGTAGCTTTTCTGATTTAAGCAAAAACTATATGGAGCGAGATGCGTTTGAGTCCGCAACTCCAGAAGAGCAAATCCAGCAATTACAGGACGTAAGAAGGTTATTAGAAGAAGACGGCAGAGACACCGACTCTATAGCAAAGGATATTAGAAAGCTTAAAAAAGGTGAGAAGCTATCAAAAGATTTTTACTACGATGGCGGGTATTCTGACTTACTAGATTATGTCAATAGAGATACATCTGGAGCGCAAAATATTCTGCCTGTTTTTGTAAAGGCAGATAATCCTTTTGACTATCAGGTCTCTAGTAATGTAGATACTCTTTTAAATAGCGCAACAAAAGAAGAGATGCAGAAAATGCTACAAGGTTCTTCTTTTGATCCAAATAGATTAAAAAGAATGATTGGCTCTGGCTCATGGACAATGATTGAGTCTCCAGAGTTTCAATCTGCAATTAAACGTGCTGGATTTGATGGATTTTATGTAAGCGAAGGCGGTAACAAAAACCTTGCGGTTTATGATTCCAGCCAAATTAAGTCGTTTAGCAACCAAGCGCCAACAGAATCCAAAGACATCCGTTTCTCCCTTGCTTTAAACAGTTTAGAGCCTGATACATTCCTTACGTCTGATAAGAACCCTAATGCTCTAGGTAACCTAGGGTTTATGCCAGTAAATTCTCCATTCCCTAAAAATAGACCTATTCGTCTACCAGTTGGAATTCAAAAAGATTACATTCCAAAAGGTAATGGCAAACCAATTAAGGCATATGGAGCTAGACACATTTTGACTAGGGCTTTAACGGATGTTGGTCATAGACCAGAAGAAGTTACCAAAGAGGCTTTGGAAGACACTATTCTGCATATTGAAAACCTTTCCAAGCGTTTTAATCGTGTTTATGAGGATCGAGGATCATTCGTTCTTTATGATTCACAGAGTGATGACTTAATGATTGTTTCCCCAATTACTGACAAAGTTAACGGTGATTACTACGGTGTCACCACCATGTACAGTAATCCAGACGCACCACGCAAATATGGCAATCCTAAATGGACGGGCAAAAACATCCAGCCACCAGTAGTAGAAACAGGCTTGAAGGCTAAAGGCATTTCTGTACGTGCCAACGAAGAGGGTGACATTGTTCCCTCTACCGTACCAACAGCCCGCAAAGAATTTAAAACAATCTCCCCAAGTCAAATTGAGGAAATAGCTGAAGGTCAAACACGCAAAACTGGCACTCTAGGTGTTAAGAAGAAGCTATCCGTAGCAACTAACGCTCCTCCACAAGGCACGTTTACTACTCTTGTACCAAATGAAACTGCTGGCAAGCGTTTAACTGACACCATTACTAATGTAATGAAGTTCTTTAAAGATCCAGAAGAGCGCATAAAAACTCGTATAGCGTTTATTGATCCTAATTCGGGACTAGCAAGAAGCTTAAAAGATACTCCAATCTACGATGCTAATGGTGTTCTACGTGCTGATTTGTTGGCTAGAGGTAAAGCTCAGACCATCAACATCATTCGCAATGGTTTGCAAACGGGAATTCCCATCATTAATTCTGATGGAACTGTCATCATTCAAAGAGATGACGTAAACAACCTAGCCAACAGCCAGGCAATAGCAGATCGTTTAAACGACAACCAGTATGTCAAAGACTCTGGTTTAAGCGGTAGAGGCTATGTGGCTGAAGTGGCTCGTGCCCTTCGTGGTAAAGAAATCATGGCAGAAGATGCCGCATTCAACAAAACACAGAAGAATGTTAAGAATCACGTAAACAGAGAAAAGCAGATCAAGCCTGAGCAGATTGCGTGGGCAGAGCAACAACTCAAAAACGTACCTGAGTTAGAGCAGATCTTTGATATTTGGAAGAACGTCAATACTGGCTTGTTAAATCTATGGGAAGAAGTAGGTCTTTTAGACAAGAAACAAGCTGATGAGTACCGCTCTAAGAAGTACTACGTATCTTTAGCGGCTTCTAACGCAGACTTAGAAGAGATGATGGAAAACCAATTAGGCTATACTGCCGCTGGTTTGAAGTCCACTCCCAAGATCCATAAGCTCAAAGGCTCTTCTGATTTAGAGCGCAACATTTGGGAAAACATCGATAAGCAGTATGCATCTATGTTAGCGGGCGCTTATCAGAATCAAGTGCGTAAGCTTGCGGTAGAACAATTAATTGGTGCTGATGCGGCTAGTATTCCTTCAAGAATGAAGAACGGCAAATTAGTTGGAGCACCTTTAACTGAAGGCATCAACCTCCGTTACAAAGACCCAACCAACCCATTGGCAGATAACAAGGGTGTGGTTCATGTCATAGTGGATAACCCTGTAGACCTAGCCGCATTTGAGACACACCATTATGAGTTAAGCCCATTGCTTAAGTTCTTTGGCGGGGCTACTAACATCCTCCGTGCGGGTGCTTTGATTAACCCAATGTTCTGGATACGTCAGCTTATTCGTGATCCAATCCATGCGGCTTTGGTGGCTAATAGCGGTATTACAACCCCATTCCACTCTGCTAAAGAGTTTATCAATGTGCTTGCAAATAACTCGCCAGAGGCTCGTATCTTGGCTGAACGTGGAGTTATCGGACAATACGATAGCACCCTAGACTTACATTCATATCTTGAGCAAACTGGTAAAGAACAATTGCCTAAAGGCAATTTAAACAAGCTCTTCCATAAGTTAATGCAAATCCACGAAGCATCTGATGCATCTACTCGTATCGCTATCTTCAAGAAAGAAAAAGAAGCTGGTTTAAACAAAGGAATGACCGAGGAACAGGCTGTTAACTTTGCGGTTATGAAGGCACGTGAGTCAATTAACTTTATGATTCATGGCAACTCAAAGAGTTTAAACGCTATGCGCCAGATGATTCCGTTCCTGTCTGCGTCTATAACTTCTTTGGATACTGTATACCGTGCAGCTACAGGTTACAACTTGCCACCAGCAGAAAAAGCTGCGGCACAGAAGCTGTTTAAACAACGTGCTGCGTTAATGCTCGGCAGCAGCATTGCCTACGCTATGTTGATGCAAGACGATGACGAGTACAAGAAGCTACCTGACTATATTAAAGACAATAACTGGCTGATCAAGAACCCGCTAGGCGAAGGATTTATTAAAGTAGCAGTTCCTTACGAGGTTGGATTCCTGTTTAAGACTTTGCCAGAGGTGGCTATACGTGGTTTGTATGGCAATTCAACAGGCAAAGAGATGCTCAAGTCTTACAAAGATGGCTTCTTGCATAACTTACCTACTGGTGGAGTGCCTGTACCGCAAGCCGTTAAGCCCGCCTTGGAAGTCATTACTAACTACTCATTCTTTACTGGTAATCCAATTGAAAGTATTGGCGAAAGCAGACTACCAATTGAGATGCGTGGTAGAAACGCAAGCGAAACTGCCAAGTTCCTCAGTCAGTCTGGTTTAGGTGTAATAGGTCTATCTCCCGCTAAGATTGATGCTCTGATGCAAGGCTACCTTGCAGAGGCTGGTACATTTACATTTACCTTGGCTGATCAGCTTGTGACTACAGTACAAGGCAAAGAGCCTACCTCTAAGAATTTGGCTAAACAACCATTCTTCAAGGCATTCTTAACCGACCCTAACTCTAATAAAGCCGTTGCCGATTTCTATCAAATAGAGCAGACCGCCAACAGGGTGGCGCAAGAGTTCAGCACAATGAAGAGTACTGGATTAGGCAAAGAAGCAGTAGAAATAATAGAAGATGAAGACAAACGTAGGCTGATGGCATCTGCTCCCGCTTTACGCAGAGTAGCTACATCCATGACCGCTATTCGTAAGGCAATTGAAGCCACTAATAATAACCAAAATATCCCGCCTGATGAGCGTAGGGAAATGGTTAATAAATTGACCGCCCAATACAATCGAGTAGCAGAGCAAGGTGTCAAGTTAGCAAATACCCTAGGTATTCGATAAATGATTCGCATTTGTCACAATATAGATATATGATGTACGTGATTTATTGTTTTAATTCAATAATTTACGGAGGCTTCTTGTGACAAAATATTATCTTACGGACGACCAGTTTATAGAGTCGTGGTTAAAAATAGGTAGTCCGCAAAGATTTGCGGCAGAACATCGAATGGATGTCCGTTCTGTATATAACAGAAGGCGGTCTATTGAAAATAGATTAAAGATTGAGCTACCGACCCTAGACGATAATAGGGTTTCCCCGCTTAAAAAATTAGAACAAGTCATAGGCAACGCTAGACGTGGCATAGAGATGGAAAAAGGCAGAGTTGTCGTGTTCTCAGACGCTCATTTTTGGCCCGACCAATACACTACCGCCTACAAAGCCTTGCTAATGATTATTAAAGAGTTCCGCCCTAAAGTGGTAATTGCTAACGGAGATATTTTTGACGGCAGTCAAAACAGTAGGCATCCAAGGATTGGCTGGACACACAGTCCCACAGTCAAAGAGGAGCTAGAAGCCTGTCAAGACTTCATGGAGAACATCCAAAAAGCCTCTATAGGCGCTGAACTCATATGGACGATGGGTAACCATGATGCCCGCTTCGAGACGTTCCTAGCCGCCCAAGCACCACAGTATGAAGGTGTATCAGGGTTTACCCTTAAAGACCATTTCCCGCATTGGAAACCATGCTGGTCATACTGGATAAACGAGGATACGTGTATCAAGCATCGCTGGAAAGGCGGTTGGTCTGCTGGTCGTTCAAACAGTTTAAACAGCGGGGTCAATATAGTAACTGGGCACACGCACCAGCTCACCGTACATCCGCTGAGTGACTATAATGGAACGAGATATGGCATTCAGACAGGTACATTGGCTGACCCAAATGCGGAACAATTCATCCATTACACGGAAGACGGACCAAAAGATTGGCGCTCAGGCTTTGCCTTGCTATCGTTTGAACGGGGTAGACTAATGCTTCCAGAGCTAATACAAGTCTGCGGTGAAGATGAATTTGAATTCCGTGGCTGCATCAACAAGGTTTAAACATGAAGCTTACCTCGTCAATACTTCGCAATCTCTATTCAGCGATCTACTGCATGAAGCCGTTTGATCGTTGGGATATGCCTTTGCCTGAGCAAATTAGCTTTATAGTTGACCAAGACCCAGAGGTAATGGGCACTTATCTATATGACGATGGGGAGCAGTTTGAACACGTCATCACCATTTCAACCAAAAAGTGTGGTCATTTAGCAACAGTTATTAGGGTGCTATGCCATGAATGCGTGCATATGAGTCGTTGGAAGACCAATAAATGGTCACATCACGATGCAGAGTTCCGTAGGCGCACCAAGGTCATTTCAGACGAGCTAGGCTTCGATCCGCTAGAGCTTTAAGGTATATATTAAATATATACGTTTGTACCTAAAAGTGTTCATTGCGTATACATATTGCTATCCATATGTATAAAAAAACGCAAAAAGTATACATATCCCGTTCGGGAATATTTACCTAAAAATGTAGCATATATTACACATTCTTCCCGTTCGGGAAATAAAAAAAGGTTGCAAAAAGCAACCTTTTGGTACTAATTGGGGAGTCATACCCCCCGTTAAATCACTTCTTTTTTGGCTTGTACAAGTCTTCAAAAGTAGATGTTACCGCTTTAAGCCAAAACTCATAGGCTTGTTTAGTGCGGTCTAATAACTGCTCATACTGCTTTTGTTGCTCTTCAAATGTAAACATGGTTTTCTCCATAAATTATGTTGCGATGCACCAATTATACAACAACTTATATATTTCGGTGGTAGATGTCGTTGGGATTATCCAACATTGCTTTAATAAGACTTTCTATATTAAAGAAGTATTGAATAACCCTCATGCCGTCATGCGTGTATATAGTAAAGCTCATTTGGTAGCAATCAGATAAGCGCCATAGTTGGCAAAACAGTACCCAGAGTACATACAAGCAAGCCCCATATTGCCCTTAAACGCTTGTTCTATGGCTATGTAAGCATAGATTAGCCCTGTAACTATGATGAGCCAGCTACTCACTTTCTACACTTCTTCTGCACGTTTATAGGGTCTTGTTTAGTAACTTCAGAGCAAGCGTAAACAGGCTCTCTCAGAGCCATTTCCATTGCAACAGACATTAGGTTAAAGAAACCAATGAGGAATAGGGTAAACCCTACTACACCAAAGAACTTCATTTCTCTTGTGTCTTTCTTAGATTAACATCTACCATCTGGGTCTTCTTCTTTCCGCTTCTTTTTCGCCAAAGGCTTTTCGTTGGCAATTGCTCTAGCCCGCTTAATAATAGATGCGCTGTCCTCATCGGGTCTAACTTTGTACTCATCAATTGCTTTGGTAAGCATAGCAATGATTCCCCATTGGACAAGGACTTCAAGTCCTTCTTTGTCAAAGTTAACCTCAGCGTTGGCTGAACCATCTTTATTTTCCTTAATAATTTTTACTGAAATTTCCATGCTATTCTCCAAAAGTTAATATTGGTTTATCTAAAGCCTCTAATGACCACGTTAAATACCGCCTAATCTCTTCTATATTTTCTCCACCAGACGTGGCTCTTGTATGACCTAGCGGTTTCCCTAGGTTATCGTAGAAAACCTCTCTGATCTCAAGATATAGATCGTCTGCGCATTCCTCCGCCACCATCTCAACTAGTCGTAGATTCCACGTCATGATTTTGCACCTTTCCATAGACTTGTAAAGTAACTTTCAAAATATATTGTATGTCGTTTAAACTCAGCTGCCCAAGCAGTTGAAGAATCTTCATTACCGCAATGTCGTTATCTAGGGGTTGCGGTTTTACTATCGTTTCAATCATTTCTCTTGTGCCTTTCTTAGTTGCTCATCAATGTATCTATCCAAGTTATCTTCGCTTGGTATTCCCTCGGCTAAATACGTTTCACGACCATTTGCAAATTCTTTTCTTAGCCATTGATAACGGATTACATCTGTTAGTTGATTTGTTTCTTTTCCTGCATCAAACCCATATTGCCAACCCATTTCAATCAATAGCAACTCATCTTCTGTATATGCTTTAGTGCGTGGTTCGCCATCTTCTAACCATTGACCAGCTTTCCATTCTTCAAATGTTTTGTATATCATTTCTCTTGTGCCTTTCTTAGTCTTTAAATATATCTTCTGCTGATATACCACGCTCTTCCAGTATCATTCGCATCTTTTCTAATGCCCGCTTTTCAATATTGCTAACAGTATTCTTGCCAAGAAACATTGTTTCTGCCACTTGTTTTTGACTCATTTCATACTGCTCTTTTGGATAATTCATTTTTCTTTTGCCTTTCTATCGTTCCCAAAAATAATTTTTTCAAACTTTTTCATATCATCCATGACTTGTTTATTAGTTTTGCCTGATTTAAGAGCAATCCATCTAATGTTTTTCTTTAATTCTTGTTTGATATTCATCATCTTTCCTTATAAATTTGGTGGAGGGAACTTGGCTGATACCATTTCCAAGAGTTCCTCTTCTGTCGTTTTAAAGGTTCGCTCAAACAACTTTCGACCCAATCCGTGAATACTGGAATTTCCCCGATGATGCTCGGTGCAGAGCGGGATAACAGGAGACTTGCTTCGTATGCCACCTCTCCTAATGTGATGGATTTCCGCTGGAGTCCCCTCGTAGCCAAGCGTGTAGCAGAGCGCACACCCGAATTCTGCAAGTTTTCTAAAGTGATCTTTTTCATCTTTGGTCGTCATGTTTAAACGTTACTTAATGCGTTTAGCTATCTCACGCTGGACATACCAAACCGCCTTGCGTAAGTCTTCTACCGCATTATCTTTCTCGTCTGCCCGCCATATGTATTTCATAGCGTTACCAAGATTGAACCCCATGTGTTCAGTAATCTGAATGCACTCTACCCCCGATGGGTGGGTGGTGTAGTGCCTAGGGTGGTTTACAGGGTCGTGTTTGGCTTTCATTTCAGTAACAGTATCGTCACTATGTTGCATCCAACCGCCAAAAGGTATCGGTTCTCTTTCCATTTAATCCTCGCAATAAATAATAAATAAAACATAAAGAAAAAAACAAGTTATGACAAACCCTATAAGGGCAAAAGTGGTTACTAATACAGTAATCATTTGTTCACCAATAAAATAATGAGCAATATAGAAACAAGCAACGCTTTATAAGCAATCCAAGTCCAATACTGTCGTTTAAGCATGGCGGGATCACCAATAAGATAAGTCTGTAGCCTTAACATATCGCTATCTTCCTCCACATACTTGGGCGGTTGATAATACTTCCCTATCTGAATACCAGTAGTAGTCATATAGGGGGTTTGACTGGGGCTAGACTTAAGCAATTCTTTTTTAGAAACTCGCTTTGAAACGCTTCGGAACATATCCCGTAGAGTCTCTGCGTTTAAACGGTCATCAGTTGTAAATGTTGTCATGCTTTCTCCTTAAAGGATCTGTCATCAAAAAATACATATTTAAATTTATCGGTTGGAACATCATAAAAGTACTCTCCCTCAGCAATCGCAGTATTTCTTACCTCAATCTGCTCATGCTTAAGAATCTCATCTGTGTTTATCCATAGTCCATGTTTAAAGTCTCCGCTTACAACAAAGTAAATGGTAGGCAAATCATTGTTAAATAACTTGGCTTTCCTAGATGGAATATGAATTGTTGAATACATAATAGGAAAACCACAAAACCATTGCCGTACCTCTATCTCTATATAGCCAACATTAATTCCATCCCTACTACAAACCAAATCTACTTTGTACTTTTCAAAGTCATCTGCCTTGACGTTCCAATGAGATTCAACCCACCCCTTTACCACCATTCTTGATGGTGGATCACAGGCATCGTGAACCTCTTGGTCAAATGGTTTGTATGCGCCAATCATTTTAAGTATCGTCTAGTCCAAAGAAACTCTTCTTTTTCTTTTGCGCCCGCATCAATTAACTGTTGCTCTTGATACTTCCTACTGGTAAGACCAACGTATATGCCCTTATCTATATAACTTGGGACGTACAATAGATCTCGCAAAACATAACACTTGTGTGGTGTTTTTGGACAAAATTCTTCATATAAATTCATAATAAATAGTACCCCGCCATAAATGTATTAACAAGAATCTTAAAGGTAATACCTATTAAGAATAGCCCAACAAAAAACGTAAGGATTAGTCCAAACCACAAAATAATGGTGCAAGCTAAATCCCAAATAGACTGCAAAAATATATTCATACTAGCTCCAATGATGGTTGTTTAAGTCTTTCTTTTTGTAATGCTTCATACTCAGGGTTCAATTCGCTGCCAAGATACAGCCTGTTTAAACGTTGTGCTACGGCAGCCGTAGTTCCTGAACCCATAAATGGATCTAGCACAATGTCTCCTACTTTGGTACTTGCAAGAATGCAAGGCTCAATTAATTCGGGCGGGTATACGGCAAAGTGCGCACCCTTGAATGGCTTGGTAGTAACAGTCCATACAGACCGCTTATTAGCCATCTCGTAGCTCTTCTCTAGTCCAGAATGGGGACTAAGCCCTGATCCCTCGTTGTGGTACTTGCCATCACTCCTATCCCTTGTACCCCAATCTTCTTTAACAGGCTCTTTAATAGCCTCGTTGTCAAAGTAATATTTGGAGTTCTTGGTGAGTAGAAAGATGTATTCGTGGCTCTTGGTGCAACGATCCCGCACAGACTCAGGCATGGGGTTAGGCTTGCTCCAAATGATGTCCTGACGTAGATACCACCCATCCGCTTGCAAGGCAAAGGCAACCCGCCAAGGGATTCCTATAAGGTCTTTTTCTTTAAGCCCTTCCTGTTTATTCCCTCGTCTAGCACACACTTGCGGTAGGTCTTGTAAATTATTAGAAACAGTTTGCTTAACCAAAGCCTGACCCTTGCCACCCCTATAGTTATAGTAGCTATCACCAAGATTTAACCAAACTGTTCCGTCATCCGCCAGAATGTCTTTAACTCGTTTAAACACATTAACTATAGCCGCCACGTATTCATCGACTGTTTGCTCAAGACCAATCTGACCATCGACTCCATAGTCTCGTAACCCAAAGTAGGGGGGAGAAGTGACACAAGTTTGTACTGTAATGCCTTGCTTGTGCCAATCCTCCATGATGGTACGGCAGTCTCCGAACTCGATGCGGTTCATCTTCCGTAGCCTACTCTGTTGCCATTGTTGTCGTAGATGTTGCGAGTGCCCTGACTATTCTGCACTTCATAGCCAATGCGGTTGCCTTGGTTGTTGTAGATGCCGTTCTTGGAATCCATGTTGTAAGGACTATTCTCCCAGTTATATTGACTGTTCTTATAGTTGTACTGACTGTTGTCGTAGTTATAAGGACTGTTTTTATAATTGAGTGGATTGTTCTCCCAACTGGTCTGAGCGCAAACCTGAGTAGACATAAGCAACATAAAGGTAATAATTGATATAGACACTAGTAAGCCCGCAACTACACCCATGATCCAATCTTTCATTTTGTATTCCTTTTCTTTTTGATTGCAACAATTCCTTGAGGCTCTTCCTTGATCCTACGTGCCTCTAGCATTTCATCTGCCATCCTGTATGCAGTTTTTGCTACGGAATAGTCGTTAAGCCCGCTAGATAACATTCCATTCATTGCAAACATAGCAAAACAGTCCCGCAAGTCTTGTTCATTCATCTTTATGCTCTCTTAAGAACTTCTCGATGTCATCGCTAACAACTTTGGCAAACGTCTTGCCCGATGGAAACATCATGGTTGCACCCTCACAGGAATTAGTAATACGGATAGCCTCGTTTAAACCTTGGTTAAACCCTTTGTTAAACGGGTCATTTCCTCCAGCCATCCGCATTTTGAATGCTTCCCTTGCCAATTGACCCACGCTAATATCCGATTTTTCTGCAAACTTTGTAATGCGTTCTTTTTCGGATTGCTCAAGGTAAATTGTTATGGAATTGCGCTCGTTAAAAAGGCTCTTCTTCGATCCATTGCTCATAATCATTTACCATTTCGTCAAATTTTTGTTGTGCATCTTTATTGCCGTTGAGTTCGGTTCGTGAATTGATACCGCAGATTCTATGAATAGCATCTACCGCATCGTCTTCACTACTAACTGTGAGTTCGTTTTCTTTCTTAAGCCACAACTGGAATTGTTGAGACCGACACAGGATGCCCGCTTTCTTAACACGATTGTCGTAGTGCTTGGCAGTCTCGTTGTCTTCGATACGTGCCATAGCCACACCATATCGTGCCCCAACAAAATCCCGCATTAATTCATCGGGGATCTCGTCAGGGTGGATATTAAGTGTCAGTACGAAACCAGTCTTGTCTTGTTTAAGGGCAATCTTGACTGCTTCAAACTGAAGTGCGTTCATTTGCTTTCCTATATTGTTCTTCCAAGCGGATTTCTAAGTAATTAATAATGGTAGACAAACCCACAATATCAACTTTAGATTGCTCTAGTTCCGCTTGAACACCTTGCAGTTCAACTAAACGCTCACATACACGCTCATAATTAGCGTATGTTTTCTCGTAGGCATCTACCCAACTAAATGCACCAAGCGGGATAGCCTTTGG